TCCGCGATACGATCCATAACGGCGACCTCTTGCTCCATTACGGCTTCAAAATTGTCTCGGCCGATAGCCCACGCGCCGGGTGAGTTTAGGTGTCGCCACCAGCGACAAAGCTGCAATCGGTCGGCCCGCTCAACTTGTTCCAGCGTTGGGTATTGCATCATTTTCTCCCATTATCTCGCGTTATCCGCGTCGATCGACTCATTGCATCCCCTACCCGACAGCTTGCTAAGATCGAAGAATATGCCGAACATGACGACCTCCTACTGCGCTTTTCCGGTGAGTTGCATCGTTACTTCCTTGCAGGTCCAGTCAAATGGCCACATCGCGAACCACGGTCCATTTGATACCTCCCAGCGCCGCCCGGCTGGCGTCCACCAGAACTCCGTATAGCCGCCCTCGTTTGGGTATCCGAAGGTGCAGGTTAGCAGGGCGTCTCGGGGGATTTTCGCGCAGGCTTCCTCATAGGTCATCTTCGCCTCCAGTTGCCGGATCAGTCCTGCGACAACCCGTTTAATGTTTCCAATGTGAAACAAAACGCGGGAAATGGCAAGACATAAATGAGGGATTGCGACAAGACGCCAAAAGCCGCATATTCATTGCCAAAACATGGCGGATAGACACGCGCGTGACAAAATGCGAAAATTTAGTCGCAACAATGATATAAAAAGATGTTGCGCTTGCGGAAATCAAAGAGCGTTGAAAAATAAAATCAATGCAATCGGTAAAAATCAATGGCGGGCACAGGTGGAAAGCGTCCGGGTTCTGGAAGACCAAGAGGAGCGAAGAGCGCTCATCCAAAATCAGCGGTCGCACGAGAAGTGGCAAAAAAAGCATTGCGCGCCGAAGTGACGCCGCTCGATGTCATGTTGAAAGCTATGCGCAACGCTTTGAGTAAAGATGACCTAGCAGCAGCGCATGGCTTCGCAAAGGACGCTGCGCCTTATATTCATCCAAAATTGATCGCCCAGAAAACCGAACATTCCGGTCCGAATGATGGTCCGGTAGAAATCGAACACAGCTTCGGGCTTCGAGTTTTTGAAGGAGGTCGGCCGTTGGAGCCGAAGGATTGATTTGGCGACGCAGCAACCTGATGATTCATCGACAAAACGCAAGGTATGGATCAATTATGAACGGCCTAAATTTTATCCGAAGCAATTTGAAGCAGTATTCGACAGTCATCGTTTCTCGTGCATTGAAGCGTCGACCAAAGCTGGCAAGACAAGTTCATGTATAGCATGGCTTGTCGAGCAAGCGTTAGGTGGCAAGCCGGGATGGAACTACTGGTGGGTCGCCCCTGTTTCTGATCAGTCATTTATAGCCTTTCGACGCATGATGCGCGCGTTGCCAAGAAATATGTATAAGGCTACACTAAAGCCCACGACGATAACGCTAATAAATGGAACCGTCATATGGTTTAAGTCTGGAGACAAGCCTGATAGCCTTTATGGGGAAGATGTCTACGCCGTAGTTATTGATGAAGCATCACGAACAAAAGAGGATTCATTTATTGCTATTCGGTCTACCCTAACATTTACGCGCGGACCAGCTCGTTTGATCGGGAATATTCGCGGGCGGAAAAATTGGTTTTTTAAGCTCGCTCGCCGGGCTGAACAGGAACAGAACGCAGGGAAAGAACCTCGAGAACTGGCCTATCACAAGATCGTCGCGGATGATGCCGTGGCGGCTGGCGTGCTGGACCGCAAGGAGATCGACGATGCCCGCGACCAGCTCCCGGAGGGCGCGTTCAAGGAACTCTATCTCTGCGAGGCTTCCGACGACGGCGGCAACCCATTTGGTCTGGGTCATATCGAGGCTTGCGTGCGGCCACTTTCGGATAAGCCGCCGCTATGGTGGGGATGGGATTTCGCCAAGAAGCACGATTATACCGTCGGAATCGGGCTCGATGAGGATGGTGTCGTTTGCCGCTTCCTCCGCTTCCACAAGCCATGGGGCGAGACGCTGAATGAGGTTATTGCCGCCACGGGGACCGTTCCAGCATTGGGCGACTCGACCGGCGTCGGTGATCCCATCGTCGAGGATTTGACCCGCGAACTGGGCGCATCGTTTCAGGGATGGCAGTTTACGTCACAGAGTAAACAAAAGCTCATGGAGGGCCTCGCCGTGGCGATCCAGAGCCGTCGCATCTGGTATCCCAAGGGACCGATCCAGGATGAACTTGAGCAATTTGAATTCGTTGTGACGAGAACGGGGGTCAGTTATAGCGCCCCGGAAGGATTCTATGATGATTGCGTTTGCGCACTGGCGCTGGCCAATATGTGTCGCACAGTCATCCCATCTGCCGTCGTGATCACGAATGAAATGCTCCAAAGGGCGCGGCAGATGCCGCGGACGCGACGGCATTGAGACCGTAATTGACTTTCAGTCTCATCAGACTAATATCGGTCTCATGGCGAAGCAATCAGAAAAACTCGCGGGCAAGCAGTCTCTACCTCCTCGGCAATTGTACGCGCCGACAGAAACCGCACTTGATCATCATGGGCCGCATGACCGCGGATTCGTCGGATTAAAGCCGACTGTCACTATCGTTGCCCATCTAGTCGCCGCGCCGCCTGAAAAGATCGAGAAGGCGAAGGCAGCACTTGTCAGCGCACGCAACAAACCTGCGCGCACGAAACCGAAAAAGAAATTGGCGAGTAGCTAAGGGGTAGAGCAGGACACTGTTAATGTCTTGGCCGCAGGTTCGATCCCTGCCTCGCCAGCCAAACCGAAACGCGGACGCCCGAAGACAAGTGCGAGGCTATGGGAAGCCGCTGGCGTGTCGAAGGCCAAATGGTTTCGCGATAAAAAGAAGGACGCACCAAAATGACCAGAATTATCTTCTCTATCATAGGATTAATGCTTTTCGCCATGTGGTGCGGCAATGGCGAAATTGCCAAAAGCCACGCCAAGGACATACAATCTCGGAACCAGACATCGCTTCCTTATGACAACTACCCGAATGTCGAGAGCGCGAGTTACGCGAAAGCGAGAGACGATTTTCTCAGGGCGTCCGTTATCACCTATTTCGCCGCCGGCTGCCGGGTCTTCCTCAAGCCCGAAAATTTGCAGCAGGTCTCGGCCATGCTCATCCTCGCCCATGAATACGAGCGGCTTCAGCGCAATCCGTTGTGGGCGGCGGATCGAACGATCAATCGCGAATCCCAAGAAGCGGACCTCGCCGGTTTGGGATTGGCGGCGCATACGCCAGGATGCGCTTATTGGCGGGAAAATCAGCAAGCCGTCGCCGCGATGCGGCTGGCGGAAGAAATCGCGGGGCCGTAAATTGGGGACACCTCAGCCTCTGTGGCCAGGCGAACAGCCCAATGGCGGAAAAAGAAAGATGGCGCATGACCGAGCCTTTCAAAATCGTCCAAGGTAAATCCGACAAGGACATCGCCGACGATCTTCGCGAGCGCATGATGCCGGCGCTTCAAGTTCTGTGCGACCTTATGCGCGAGGCGGATTTCTCTGGCATGCAAACCAGCTTCAACATCGCGCGGGATCAATACGGCAAGCTGTGCGTGCAGGCATTGAACATCGTGAAGGTGCTTTGAATGGCTGTTGACGTGCCGCGCGCGCCGCGCTAAGTGTGGACTTCGCAGCGAGATATCTCTCGCTTCGTAGCCCTCCTTGGGCATTTCCTCCCTTGCCTTGACCCGCGCCCAGCCATGGGACGCGGGTTTCTTTTTTATGACATTATGTGGGGGAATCGAGTCCCTCAAGGTCTTCGACGCGCGCGCTCAAGGCGCCGGCTCGCCGCTCGGTCGACTCGCGAAGCGTTAAATTTACGCCCCTTCGATTTCTTAAATTGCTCCGGTGTCAGGACCGTGAGAAGAACGCCATCCGAAAATATGAAAACGCCTTCGCTGCTTTTCAGATGCGTCGCCCCGGCGTCGGCCGCTTCGGCGCACCTCGCCTCGATTTCCCGGCTCGTCAAATTGATTATGCCGGGCGCTGTCTCGTCAAGCCAGTGCAGGAATAGCGAATCGCTTTTCGAGATTCGCGGGAATTTTTTGATATAATGTTCGCGGATGGCGTCAACGTCGATTCCTTTGATACGCTCCAAATAACGAAGAATGGCGTGCGCCGTCAGTCTCATTGATCGCGACCTCCTATATCATATGGTAGAAAACTGCCGACGAGATAGTTTGAGGCGGATCATAGTCGAATGAGCACGAAGCGAAGGTTCCCGAGGGGAATTGACATGAAGATATTTCAAGTTCAATCTTTGAAATCAAAGGAGATAAGTTTGAATGGAAAAAGCTCACGGTGGCGATAGACGCAGCAACGCATTCCGTGCAGCTAAAGGACTGCAGCCGCAGGATAAGACGGAAAGTCCACCACCAAAGGTCTCCGCAGAGCCGAAGAAGCCGAGCGACCGACCGATCTCTATGGAAGACCTCGCGCATTTTATGCGGATGAGCGCGGAAATGCGCCAGCTCCGTGCCAATAATAGGCCTCGGTCGCTTGATTGGTGTCCCTATCGTATGGAAGCGGCAAATCATCAAATTTTCCCCGCCCGCGCCATGCCACCCAAGAAAAGTGGTCTTCGCATGGCGCAAGATTCCGCGCTTGTCGCCGATAATCAATTCGCCGTCCAGGCTTGGATGGGTGGAGGCATGCTCTCGAATGTTGCTTCGGAAGGGCTGCTTTTTCTCGGTTATCCCTATCTGTCAGAACTTGCGCAGCGCCCGGAGTATCGGCTTTTCGGAGAAATTCGCTCTCAAGAAATGATTCGGAAGTGGACTAAGTTTCGCGGCACGCACGATAAATCCACGGAAAAAAAGGACGAGCCAAGGCAATTCAATAAAGATGACGAATCGCGCCAGGGCAATGGCAATTCTCCACGCTCGGACAATCGAAACAAGGAAATAGAGGAAAAGATCAAGGAATTAGAGGATTTCGAGAAGGATTTGAAGATTCGCGCATGGTTCCAGGCGGCTGCTGCTCAAGACAGCTTTTTCGGTATCAGCCATCTCTTTCTTGAGACCGCCGGTATTGATCCGGAGGATTTAAGCGATCCGGAATTACAAACCGACATCGGCGACGGTCGCAGCAAGGCGACGCAACAAAAGGTCGGCAAAGGCTTTCTGAAAGGTCTTCGCACGATTGAACCTATCTGGTGCTACCCAACGACCTATAACGCCCAGAATCCATTGCTACGGTCCTGGTATGACCCGCAAGTCTGGTATGTGATGGGGACCGAGATTCACAAATCTCGGCTTCTCACCATGATCGGGCGTCCAGTTCCAGATATCCTGAAGCCGGCCTATGCGTTCGGCGGTCTATCAATGACGCAGATGGCTCAACCCTACGTCGATATTTGGCTGCGAACGCGCGAATCGGTCGGCGAGATCATCCACGCCTATTCGGTGATGGTGCTCAAAACCAAGATGAGCACGCGCACCATGCCGGGGGGGTCCGGCGGTGGGAATGGCGATGTCCTCGCGCGTATGTCTATGTTCATGATGGGACGAGACAATCAAGGTCTTTTCGTTCTAGATAAGGATACAGAAGATTTTGCGAATGTTTCTGTCCCGCTTGGAACATTGGATCAATTACAGGCACAAAGTCAGGAACATCTTTGCTCGGTTGCGCGCATCCCTCTCGTCAAGTATACTGGCATTCAACCAAAAGGACTTAATGCAACGTCCGAAGGAGAGATGAGGGCATTCAACGATACTATCCATGGCGAACAGGAACATTTATTCAGAACCGCTTTAACCACGGTTTATGATTTAATGCAAATCTCGCTATGGGGCGCGAGAGACCCAGATATCACTTATGACTTCGAGCCGCTTCATGAAATGACGGAAAAGGAAAAGTCGGAGGTTCGTAAGTTGGAGGCCGAAACGGATCAAATCCGGATCGATAGCAGCGTGGTTTCACCCGAGGAAGTTCGTCGCAAAGTCGTCGCCGATAAGGAATCTGGCTTTGAAAGCCTCGATCCTGAAGACGTGCCGGATTTGCTGCTCGAAGAAGCGCATGGGCTTGAGCCGCGAGGTGGGAAACCACAAGCGCAGGAAGCGGAAGCTGCGGAAGAGGCAGAATCCGGGATTGCTGGCGAAGATGGCTTAGACGATTTGGAAAGCGCGCTCGATAAAGAGATTAAAGCAGCGAGGATTCCGTCATGACCGATAATAAAGAAAATATTCAGCAAATTCTCATCACGGCGTCTCATTGTTTCAGTGAAGAAGATATTATTACTTTTTCACAAGCATTAGTAGATCATCGCAATTGGTGGGAACGCAATGCGCCTCGTTGGCTCGGCGGCTTACCTCATCCGCCGGCAAGTTTGGTCGTGTCCAAAATTATAAGTGGGGATCAAACATGACAAATGAACAATCCATATGGCTTCGCCACAATCCAAATTATCGCCCTCTCTCAAGGGCTCCAAGTGGGTTTAGATGGGGAAAAGTAGGGATGCTTCATCCCGAAGGCATCTTTGAATTGACGCCGCCACGGATGCGCCCCGCAGTGCGACAGGGCAGTTTCGAGGTTGGCGTGCTAGAATCGATTAAACAGTCTCACTAATGGCTAGCAAGCCCAAAACACTCCGCGTGATCCGCCCTAACGCCGGCATTGCATCCGAATATCAAAAAAAGCTCAATTCCCTGATCGACGAAATGGCCCGGTCTTATGCCTGGCACATTCGCGCTCAATATCGCCGCAAACCTCCCGAGATGGCGCAAGATGCGAGCCCGGCCAAGGCGCTTGAAGCGGTGTTGAAATGGCTCGGGCGATATTGGGAAAAAAAGATCAACGCGGCGGCTCCAAAACTCGCGGCGTGGTTCGCCAAAAAAGCTGGCAATCGTTCGGATGAAGCGCTCCGAAAGATATTGCGGGATGGCGGGATTTCCGTGAAGTTCCAGATGACGCCGGCGATGACGGATAATATCGACGCTATCGTGGCGGAAAATGTCGCGCTCATTAAATCGATCCCGCAAGAATTTCATACGCAGGTCGAGGGGATCGTCATGCGCTCGGTTACGGCGGGTCGCGACCTTCATTCGTTGACGACAGAGCTTCAAGATCGGTTGGGCGTGACGCGACGGCGGGCGGAATTTATAGCTTCCGATCAAAACTCGAAAGTTACATCTAATCTTAGGCGAGTTCGAGAAATAGAACTTGGTCTTGATGAAGCTATTTGGATTCATTCTCATGCGGGAAAAGTGCCTCGTCCAACGCATGTTGCAAATGATGGCAAAAAGTTTAGTCTCAAAGACGGATGGCTTGATCCTGCAATAAATAAACGGATATGGCCTGGAACTGAACCCCGATGCCGTTGTTCCTGGCGGCCTCTGATTAAGGGATTCTCCTAATGCTCAATCAAACATCTCACCCCGCGCCTGCTCCAAAACGCATCGCCTCGCCGACGCGCGAGCAAGCGGCATGGATGCGAGCCCATCCCGGATATATGCGAATCAGCCACGCGCGGCTTGGGCAGTTCACCAAGCGAGGAACGCTTCGCTCTAACGGAAGTTTCATTTCAGAATCGCCAAAATTTCCTGTCATGGATGGCAATGGCGATTTCAGCGTCGGCCTCCCGGTGACAGTAAAGCGAAAGCGCTGAGATGGCGGCTGCACTATCACCCAACGCTGGACTTCCCGCCGGAGCTGGTCGCAAGCGCGCCGCGGGCGTGTTGTTCACAACCCCGGATGGAGACGCGCTGTTTATCAAACGTCAAGGAGCTGATTATGCTGGGCACTGGTCTATTCCGGCGGGAAGTGTTGAGAATGGCGAAACATTCCACGACGCGGCCGAGCGCGAGGCGCATGAAGAAGTTGCATTCCGTGATCCGCCGTCGTTTCGGTTTCTGCGCCAGACGAGTGATGAAGATGGCCTCGATTTTGCGACGTTCCGCCATAATCTCGACGAGCGCTTTGATCCCGAATTAAACGACGAATCGTCCGAATATGTGTGGGCTCCCCTCACTGACCCGCCGTCGCCACTCCACCCTGGTCTTGCATCGCTACTGGCGGATTTCTTCGGCGAAGAAGCCGAAGAGCCGGCGCATAAATCCGGCGTCGCCCAAGAGCTTGAAAAGGAATTCGCGCGCGGCG